CTTGAATACCTAGTGTTTATCTAAACCAAAGAATAGATGCTTTACTTCCTATGGGAACTTATACTTCAGAATTTGATGCTATGCAAAAATACCAAGAAATTAAAAGGGTTTTAGATCAAGGTAGAAGGGAGCTGCAGGCAAATATAAGTAGTGGAATATTTACAGGTACAGATTTACTTACTCTACAAAACGAATACAAAAGCACATCATTTTTAATTAGAGATTTAGATACAGTTATTGGAAACCTTGACAAAGGTAAAGTTAACTTAAATACAAAAGGCTTAACTTCTGATGGCACATATAATTTTGTTTTTGAAAAAGATAGCGGTTTTTAGTTATGGCTACATACCAAGAAATAAAACAGCAACAAGAAGCCAAAGAAGTATTTGAAAAAGTAAAAGCTGATGGTTTTAAATTACTTCAAGAGGGTAAAATTGACGAGCTTACCTACAACACTAAGGTTAGAAATGTTGGTGTTGAGCTTGGTTTAATTGGGCCTAACGAGTTTCCTGGAAGACTACCTGGATTTGTAGAACCTACATTAGAAGTGCTTGGTGGTATAGGTGGCGCAGTAGCTGGTATTCCTGGAGGATTACCTGGTATAGCAGCTGGAGCTGGAGTTGGTGCAGCAGGAGGATCGCTATTAACAGATTTTATAGGTGATAAAGTATCACCAAACATGCCATCACCTAGCGCTGGTCAAAGAACAAAAGACGCACTTATTACAGGAACTATTGATACTGCTTTAACAGCAGCAGCTCCTGGGGTTGGTAAACTTTTCTCTAATACCTTTAAAAGCGGAATTAGTGGCGGTAAAAATTTAATCAACAAAGGTGCTGATAAGTTATCTGCATCAATACCATCAACAAGTCAAAGAGTTGGCCTTACTGAAAAAGCATTGGGCATAACAGATGATGCAGCTAAAAAAGCAGAATTACTTGGTAAAGAAGGTATAGAATTATCACTTGGTCAAGCAAGTTCATCACCTTTTGTGAAAGGTGCTTATGATCTATCCAGTCGTATGCCTTTAGCTGGTAAGCCAGGTCAAGCACAATTAAAAGATGTATTTACACAAGTTGAAAAAGCATTAGATAGAAGAATATCTCCTTCAGCAAAAATAAGACCATTAACTGAATCTGAAAGATCAGATTTAATTAAGAAGGTTGGTTTGGATAGTTTTAATACATGGAGAAAATCTTATTCTTCTGTTTATAAAAAAGCAGATTCGGTAAATAAAAGCAAAGGTGCTTTTTTTGATTTAGGTAATTTATCTAAAGCAGCAGATAGAGTTTATCCTAAGAGTAAATTTACAGATGCACCAGCTGATGTATTAGACGTTTTAGATGAATTAAAGTTATATAAATCTGATTTCAAAGTTGGTAAAAAGGGTGGAGTTACTCCAATATCTAATAAATTAACTTTTAATGATGTAAAAGCATTGGACACAAAACTTACAGATTTATCTAAAAAGTATGATCCAGCTGTAAGCCAAACTCCTAACAATTATGCTTACAGAACCACTAACGCATTGCTTGACACAATGAAAAAACAATTGCGTGATCCAAGAGATGAAGCTGGTCGTTTATATCTTGCTGGTGACAAGATGTTTAAAGGTTACATGCAAAAAGTTGAAAACAAAACAGGTAAAGAATTTCAAAAAGCATTAGGAAGAGGATCATTAAGACCAGGTATAGGCAGACCACCTACTGCTAGAGTTGAAGATTTATATGCTAGAACTTTTGGTAAAAACAAAAGTCCAGAAGCAGTAAGAGAGCTAAGAGCATTGGTTGGAGACAAGCAAGTTAATGAGTTAGCAGCAAACTACTTAGATGATGTGTTTGGTAAATACATAAAATCAGACAAAAGAGACTTTACCAAACTTTTTGATGAACTTGGTTTGTCTAACCCACAAAGTATGCAGTATGAAGCCACTGAAGAATTGCTTAAAACTTACAAGCATACAAATATTGATGATTTGTCAAACTTTTTAGGAGCATTAAAAGAGTTCCCAGAAGTATTACCAGAAGTAAACCAATTTATACAAAGGTCTGGAATGCTTAGAGCTGCAAGTTCTTTAGGGCCTGGTGCAGTAGTTGGCATGACTGGAGCAAGTACAAGCGGTGGTATCGGAGCATTTGCTGGTTTAGGAATGATGTATGGTTTAAATAAATTTTTAGCGAAACCTTTCAATAAGGATTTAATAAAGAATGCAAATACTGGCAACAAAGAAGCTCAAAAGAAATTACTAACAAGATTCTTAAACTACTTACCACAATCATTACCAAGCGGAATTCCAGCTGCAGCAGTTGGAGTACAGCCATTAGTACCTTTAGTAGAAGATCAGTTACTTAACGAAAACTAACATGTCCCAACATGACACGAGCAACGGAGAGAATAGGTAGGAGTGGCGAATACCTAACTTGCTCAGTGATAGCAAGGGAAACCGATACTGTAACAGTTATGCCTCATGGTGCTAACGCTGACATAATCTTTGAATACGATAACCAAATGTATCGCTGTCAAGTCAAGACAGTTACCCATATAGAGAAAGCAAGAAACAGTTGGCGGTTTGATTTACGAAAAGGATCACACAGCAAGTCAAGAGAGTACAAAGAAAACACCATTGATATATTCGCCTTGGTTAATCTTAAATACCAGAATGTTTACTTCTTACCTTTTAACAATTGCAAATACCTACAATATTCTGTACATGACGAACCCATGAAAGCTGTTAATTCAATAGAGAGTTTTAAAGAGGCTATGGATGCAATAATTTCGGCAAATGGGCGGCAAATAGGCATATCAGTCCATGACATACCTCTTGAAAAACCCCATAAATTAGCGGTTATTTAACTGTTCGGGGAGTAGCGCAGCCTGGTAGCGCACTATGTTTTCAAGCCATCACACAATTTCACATCATTACTTTTTTTTACTAAAAACCCTTGTTTTCTTTACAAGATTCATTTTATAATTTACTCGTTAATAGGTAAACAATCACATCAATACTGCTGATTTTGGCAAATGGATGGCAAATGGAGGAAAGCATGGCGCAATACCAGACTGATACAAAAGTGAAAGGTCTTAGAATTTATCCAACAGGATATTATGTGTACTATCGGATAGATGGTAGACGAAGAGTTATGAAGTTAGCCAACACAGATATTCTTATTGGTGTTGCAAGAAACATAGCACAAAAGATACTTGGTGAAGTAGCACAAGGCATTGATCCATTAGAAGCAAAGAAAGTAGAAGCTGATGCTTATACCTTAAACCAGGCGTTTGAGCTAAAGCTAGAAGACTTGTTCAACAATAACAAGAAGTGCGTAGAGATGAAGGATGGCAAGATAGATGGTGAGCCAAGACGTACGTGGGATAGAGATGTTAAGAATACTTTAGGCAAGATGAAACTAGAGAGCGTTGAGACTGGTGATATAACTAAGCTACATATTGCAGTAAGTAAAAGAGCTAAGTATCAAGCTAATAGGGTGGTGCAATTGATTAGTTCTGTGTTTGAGAACAGCATTAGATTGTCTTTAGTTAAGTATAACCCTGCAAAGTACGTTAAAAAGAACCCTGAGATGCAACGTGATAGGCCTTTAACAGATAAAGAGTTTGCTGAAATAAATAAGCAGATCAATATCATAGAGTCACAAACACATGAGCGACACTTAAATTCCATCAAGTATATAAGGCTATGTATCTTGACTGGTGGTAGATGTGTTAGCGAGATTGGTAGTGCTAAGTGGTCTGATCTTGATGGCAATAAATTAGTCTTAGAAGAACATAAGACAGACTACCAGGGTAAACCAAGAGTAATACATCTAAACAATCAAGCTATGGCAATCATTAACTCTTGCGATAGAAACAGCGAAACAATACTTGGTGTTAAATATCCTTACCATACTTGGAACAAAATTAGAAAAGCTGCGGGTTGTCCAGATGTGACGTTCCATGATCTAAGACATAACTTTGGTACTATGGCTGGTGAACAAATGAAAATAGAAGATGTCAAGACTCTTATGGGACATAAAAGTTTGAAGGCTACTGAACGCTATCGTAAAACTAGAGAGCATATAGCTACCGAAGAGATGCAGAATGTCGGTAACTACATGCAGAAAATAGTTATGTCTAATTAAAGTTCTTCGTAGTGTTTAATTAAAGCATTCAGATACCATTGCGCTTTTTCTAAACATTCAATGTTGCTGTCTTTATCTTTATGTCTAAATAAATATTTCCAGATGTTACCTTCAAGGTA